CACTAATTTAGTTTAAACTCTCCAATTCGAGAGGGCAGGGCGATAACAATGGGCCGCCTGCCGAGAACACCTAGGAAATGGCGATTCCGCTACGCTCTTCACCGTACTCAACACCCAAAGGTCAGAGTACAGCTAAGATACGACGGATCGCCAGCTGGTGTGCTACTTTTGCCAAAAAAGCTAGAAAAAGGCTAGTCGATTGGATAAGGTACTCCAACTATGCGAGACTAGATCGCGGGGGTGGCTCGCAGACACTGCGACGCCTAACGCCTAAACCATGACCCTTTTTCCTCAGTAGCAGAGGACAAAGTGGTCGCGGATGGCGTCTGGCACGCCGCCGACGAAAGGGACGCCGGGTTGTCGATCATCTCGTATCGCAGTTGAGCCTGGCGGATGTGTGCGGCGAGAGCCACAACAGGAATACCACTGGGCACGCTGGACACCATAAGATCGACCTTCGCGCTGCCCACGGAGCCTGGGGGCGTGATGTAGAGGGCTGCGGTGGACGTGTCTGTTATGTTCACGACGACTGCCATGACAGATCCTCCTGCGCCGTAGAGGTTGATTGAGCCGCCGAGGGATTTGTTCCAAACCGGCATGATGGCAGCACCGCCTGTGGTTGCGAACCCCCCAGCGCCGGCAGGCGAGCTGTTGGTCATAGAGTACATCACGTAGTACCATCCAGCGCGATTGAACGTCACGGTAATATTGCTCGTTCCTGGGGGTGCTGTGACGAACACGTCACTGGTCCTGTACCTGAGTTCGGGCCCGGTGGATCCCATACCGTTGGCTGTGGATGCGGTGCCCGTAGGACTCTCAGAGTACAGCGCAAAGCTTTCAGTGTACATGTCAGACGGGAGCTTGGGCTTCATCAGTTTGACGGTGTACTCGACCCACAGCTCACCAAGAACGGCGGCTGCTTGGGACCCTGCGGTGGCGACCTGAAACTTCCCAAGATGGTAAAAATGGGCGTCACTAGAAATCTCGCCAGACGCTACGTAAAGCTCGGGCAGGGGCGTGCGACGTGGCACGACGTCAACGCGATGCAAGAGATCACCAGAGGGCACAGTGGAATTAGCGCCCTGGTAGGCTTCCATCTGCTGCTTGCTGGTGAACACAGCATCACTGACGTCGTAGTTAGTGGCCATGACGACCGTGCCCAGCGCGGTGTTTGTCGAGCCAACAGCCGTGCCGCTGGTGGACTTGAAGCGAAAAGCCAAATCGGTAAACTGGTACTCTTCGTAGCTCTTCGCGACCCTCGACAACCAAGGGAACAAACTGCTGTTGGCGGGATTGATGGAGAACCAGTCCACTGTGAAAGCGCCAGCGGCCGCAGACTTAACGTCACGTGCATACTCACGATGAGTAATGGTTGTAACGGTGTTGGATGCCTGGGGTGATCCAAACGTCGTACGGCGGGGGCGGTGAGCCGCGGGGCTTTGGGAGCCTGGAAAACGCCGGAGATTTGTCTGACGGGGGACGACCGCACGAGAGGGTTGTCGGGTCGGGGGGCGAGGTTTGGTTTTCTTGCCCACGGCAGCACGGCCGTTGCGCTTTGAATTATTGAGTTTAATACGGTTAATAGGTGTTCGAATTAAGAGTGGCGGGTGAACGATCCCGCCACAATGCTGTGATTAACATGCGGGCATGGTCTCTCTTTCCGCCTGAGACCTCGGTTGGTATTAGCCGATAATTGCGTTGTAGGTTGATAGCCCAGCACAAATGGTCATTCACAACCCTAGCGTGCCAAGCTAGAGATGGATGGGGCCAAGATAAGCTGAGCCTCCACCCCCCCCAATTGTCCTGACTGTCCATGTTGCCAGTGCACGTCTCGATAGGCTAGCAGAACGCTGCATCACACGAGAACGAGCAGAGCGTCCACCACACACCTCCTCTCCTACAGCTTTCGGCTTCAGTTCGGGAGAGGGGCCTGGTGGTACGATTTCTCAATCTTGAGACTGTGCTCTGGGGTGGTAAAGTCAGGCCAAAAGGGGGGGCCGTGGTATTTATATAGCCCTCCACAGGGCTTAATAGCGATTAATGTGCTCATTATATTTGTAGGTTAATGTGTTCATGAGAATTATTATATGCTCTTTATTTAAAGTCGCGAGCTACGACTCGCGGATGAACTGACTAAAGCACACTCACAGTTCCGCCAATGTTTTCAACGGAGAACAAGTAGTTGACGACGTGATCATCGCTAAAACACGGGCGCCCGTCCCAAGCCTGCAAACGGCTAGCATAGGCGTCCTCGTCCGCACGCGTGAGACCGTACAGCTCGTACAGCATAACCCACGTACCGTCAACGGGATGTGCAATGGGAGTGTCGCTACTGGGCCTGAATTGCCATTCTTGTGTTTTCAATTGGGCTTTCACTGGGTGGAGTTCGAGACAACGCTCCAAGTAACGTCGGAGGAAGGGGACGTGCGCGTTGTCAAGATATAAACCATAGGCCTTGGTGCCCACATCAACGGGACACGGGTGAACAGCGCTAAAAGGAAACCGGGCTAAAGCGCGGCCGGGGCGGGCCGCGAACTTGATACCGTTCGTTGAAGGCCATGGGATTCTACTGCAAAAGTCGACGTCGCAGAGCTCAAACGCGACGCGGGGTTTGGGAGTCCACCCAATCAACGCCAATCGCTCACCAAAGGGGCTACGAACGACCTCAGGATCGCCTTGAACGACAATGTCGTCACCAAGCGCCATAATCTTACACCGCTTGGGTAATTCAGCGAGAGCTAAGTTGTGGTAGCGCGCGATAACCCAAGCGTGAGCCGCTATGTTGAGAATGGTGTTGTCGCACGACGTGTTGTCGTCGCCACTCTTGCGTTGGCCCGGAACCTTGTATTCATGGCGCCCTTTCATGGTGGCTCCACGCGTAACAAGTTGGTTGTCGAGGCAACGCCGAGCATCACCACTCAAGTGAATTTGCTTCGCACGCCAGGCGTTTAATGAGGCCAGCGTATGTTTGTGAATGGATCGGTCGAATCGGGACAAATCACCAACATAGTACGCGCGACCGGTATCAAGAGCAGCGCCTGCTTGCTCCGTTGTGATACCGGAGGCGTAGCACACCCAATTGTCCGAGCACCATGTTTTGGCCATAAATTTTGACTGAGCATACATGTAGGGCCCAAGAGTGACGTGGACCTTGCCAGAAACGTCTTGAATAATGCGCTCATCAATCTCCTCATAACGAATCACAAGCGATTTGCCGGTGATGAGTTCAACCTTGACGAATCCGGTGCGACGATGATCACTGCTACGGAGCCCCAATTTGACGTCAGCCAACGCAGCATCGTGTTTTAAGGCGACGCTGCGGGGCACCCTATCTAAGGAATTCCAGTCACGATAACATTGGGCGTGAGCGTCGGGCGCCCCCTCGTAAAGGTCGCAAATCACGCACGAGGGCAACGGTAGATACAAATCGAGGAACTCACTAAGGAACGATCCAAAGTCACGAAGCGAGGATGGTCGGGCTTCAACTTTGTTGCCGAACACGCGGGTCGACAATCCGTGAGCCTCGGAATAGGCATCGGAGGTTGCAACAAGCGGCAAACTGGAGGTATAAGCGATGGCCTGAACACTAATGGGTCGGGGCTTGGCGCGGGATAATTCGCCGATTTTAAAGGGCGGTTGTTCAACAATGTCGCGGGCTGGCGTTCTCGACAGGTCAAGCGTTGCGTAATGATACTTAGCATCG